TAATTCGTTATAAGTATGCTATTGGTTCTAGAAAGCCTATGAAGGATGGTAATAAATCTAGAGATTTCTGTAGAGAGATGATGGCCTTATCAGAAAGAGGTATTGTTTGGAGAATAGAAGATATTGATAAAGCTAGTTTTAGAGAAAGAGTAAATGTAGAGTTTAGGCATAAAGGTAAACCATACGATATATTTAAATTTAAAGGTGGAATATATTGTAGGCATAAATGGGTTAGAGTTTTATACAGATTAAAAAAGAGATCAGAAGTAAATGAAGATCTTAAAGATTATAAAAAGGCTACTAAAAATGAAGTACCTAGTTATGTAAAAAACAAAAAACCTAGAGGCACAAAAGATAGTACAATAGCACCTGAGAATATGAAAAATAGAGGAGCATATCCTAAATAAGATTATGGCAGTAGCATTATTTATAAAACCTGAAGATGTATTAAGAAATTCCATAATGGATGGAAATATTGATGTGGATAAATACATACAATTCATCAAGCTATCTCAACAGATAGACATACAAAACATTACAGGTACTTCGTTATATGATAAGATAAGTACATTGATTACTACAGGAGATATAGATCTTAGTGATAATGCCAAGTATAAAACATTATTAAATGATTATATAGCTCCAATGTTAATATGGTATAGTCAAGTAAATATAATTCCATTTATTGCATACCAAATTAGGAATGGTGGTATTTTCAAACACTCATCAGAATCAGCAGAAACTGTTTCTAAAACAGAGGTAGATTATCTAGTAGAGAAAGCTAGAACTAATGCAGAGTGGTATCAGAGAAGATTTCAATCCTATATGGATTTTAACCAAAGTAACTTCCCTGAGTTTACCAATAATACAAATGATCAGATTTCTCCAACTAATGAATCAACTTTTAATGGATGGGTATTATGAAATATAAACCAAAAAAAAATAACATAGAGAAGTTAAAAACTTTTTTAAAAGAAAAAAAGAATAAAAATATAAAGAAAGAAAATGGCAAGTTTATTTAATACTAAAATCAGTAATACTTATGTAGGGCTTATCAAAACTATTGATAATGCAGTAATAAGCTCATCTCTAAGAGAGCTATCAGATGGATCAGGCAATGCTACAGGAATTTCTATAAACAATGCAGGAGATTTTAAAGCTACTGGTACTATTTCTTTTGGTTCTTTACAAGATATAGGAGAAAGTATAACCATAACGAAATTTGTAGATGAGGCTGATGGTATAGCAAATAATGATAACGACACATCTATTCCTACAAGTGCAGCAGTAAAAGATTTTGTTACCTCACAAATAACATTAGAGGACTTAGATTTTAGTGGAGATAGTGGTACAGGTTCAGTAGATTTAGATAGTCAAGTATTCGCAATCGTAGGTACTGCTAACGAAATAGAAACATCAGCAGGTAGTCAGCAATTACAAATAGGTCTACCAAGTACAATTAATGTTAATGTTACAGGAAATTTAACAGGTAATATTGTTGGTGGAACTGCTACATTTAGTGGTAATGTAGTTTTAGATGACAATTCAGGGGCATCTCCACAAATACAATTTATAAATGGTAATAACGATACAGGAGAAATACTTTTAAATTCAAGTGGTAAATTAGAAATATCAACAGGTGGAACAGATAGATTAATTATAAGTAGTGGAGATACAGAATTTACAGGCGATATTAAATTATTAGATAATAAAAATTTAAATATCGGAAGTAGTGGTGCAGATTTAAGAATAAATCACAATGGTACAGATTCATTTATACAAAATTTTGTAGGTAATTTAGAAATACAAAATGGTGCTAATGATAAAGATATTATTTTTAAATGTGATGATGGTTCAGGTGGTTTAGCAGAATATTTTAAGTTAGATGGAAGTTTAGCAAGTGGTGGCTCAGTATTTACTATATTTCCTGATAATAGTTCAATAGTTCTTGGAACAGCTCTTGATTTACAAGTTAAACATAATGGCACAGATACAACCTTTGATAATTATACAGGCGATTTAAAGTTTCAAAATTATGCAAATGATAAAGATATTGTCTTTAGTAGTGATAATGGTTCTGGAGGTATTACTACATATTTTAAATGTAAAGGAGATGAAACTATAACACAATTTGTACAAAATACTAATCATCAAGACAATGTAAAAGCAACATTTGGAACAAGTTTAGATTTACAAATATATCACGATGGTAGTAACTCATATATTCAAGATTTAGGTACAGGGTTCTTAAATATTCAATCTGATGCTGCCTTAGTTTTATCAAATGGAACAGGAGAACCATATTTTATTGCAACCTCAAATGGTTCAACAAAATTATATTTTGATAATTCTGCTAAACTAGAAACAACAACAGGTGGTGTAGTAATAACAGGTCAAGCATCAGTTACAAATGGTATTGAAATTACAGGTGGCAATGCTAATTTTGCAGATAATAGTAAAGCAAGATTTGGTGCTGCTGCCGACCTAGAAATTTATCACGATGGTTCTAATTCTTATATTGAAGAAAAAGGTACAGGAGATTTAATTATAAAATCATTTGCTAATTTATTTTTAAAAGCAAATTTTGGTGGAGCTAATGATGAAACATTTATATCTAATACAGGAAATGGTGGTGTAGGTTTATATTATAATGGAGTACAACAAGCAGAAACAGTAAGTGGTGGATTTAGTGTTACAGGTAATATTGTTGGAAGTGGAAATTTAACACTTGATAATACAGGCGATGGTGCTTCAAGTGCAATAATTTTAGGTGGAGATGATTTAGGCAATAAAACTAATAGTATTTTATTTTCAGAAAATAGAAGTTCTGGCGCTATGACTTTTGGTTTCACTTTAACCAATGAGGGTAATACAAGTAATAACTTTGTAATTAAAAACCATAATAATACTTCTACAGGTAATACTGCATTAACAATAGCAAGAGATGATGGTGCTATTTCAACAGGTGGAAATTTAACAGTAGCAGGAGATTTAACAGTTAATGGTACAACTACAACAGTAAATACAGAAACACTTGCAGTCGAAGATCCTCTAATCTCAATGGCAAAAGACAATTCAGCTAACTCAGTTGATATTGGTTTTTATGGTAGATATAATGATGGCTCAAATAGATATTTAGGTTTATATGCAGATGCTTCAGATTCTAATACATTTAAATTATTTAAAGGAACAGGAACAGAGCCAACTACAACAGTAGACACTACGGCTAGCGGATATGCTTTAGCTGACTTAGATGTAAACAATTTAGTAGTAGGTGGTAATTTAGAAGTACAAGGAGCTGATGTTACTATAACCGCAAACCTTATACACGCTGGAGATGGAGATACTTTTTTTGGATTTAATGCTAATGATTCTTGGAGAGTTGTAACAGGTGGAAATCAAGCATTTTTAATAGATTCTTCACAAAATGCTGAGTTTGCGGGAGATGTAAGTTTAGCAGATAGTAAACAATTAGTTCTAGGTACATCAGGAAACTTTAATATGTTTTTTGATGGAAGTGATACTACTTTACAAAATTTTACAGGAAATTTAAATATAGTCAATAAAGCAGATGACAAAAATATTGTTTTCAGATGTGATGATGGTTCTGGTGGAGTTGAAACATATTTTCAATTAGAGGGTATATCAGGTGGCGCACAACCATTTACTGTATTTCCAGATGAATCAGTTATAGCTATTGGAAGTGGACACGATTTAAGAATACAACATAATTCAGGAGATAGTTTTCTTGAAAATTATACAGGTAATTTAGAAATAAGAAATAATCACAATTCAGGAGATATTAATTTTAGATGCGATAATGGAAATGGTGGTATAACTACTTATTTGGCTATGGATGGTGGACTAGTAAAAAATAGGTTTTATAAAAACGCATATTTTACTGATAATGTAAAAGCTGAATTTGGTTCTTCATCTGATTTAGAAATATTCCACTCAGGTAGTGATAGTTTTATAAAAGATGTTGGAACAGGTAGCTTGTTTATAGATACTGATGGTACTGCAATTCAACTAACATCAGGTAGTACCTCAAAAAATATGCTAAGAGGTATCAAAGATGGTGCAGTAGAGTTATATCACAATAACTCAAAAAAGTTAGAAACTACAACAAATGGAATTACAATAACAGGTGGAATTATTACAAGTGATGATATAACAATAGAGGGTGGTACTGCTCGTAAATTATCTATAAATAGTATCACTCATAATGCAGGTGTACAAAATACTGCTAAATTAGAATTTGGGTTTGGACATAGTGGTACACCTGATGCAATAGGGCATATTGCTTTACAAGAAAATGCAAATAATAGTTTTGATGGTAGTATGATTTTTTCAGTACCAACGAACAATGGTAGTGGTGGAAGTGAAACTGTAGATGCATTAATTATTAAAAACACAAAAGAAGCAGATTTTTCAGGAAAAGTAGCTATAAATACTTCCTCTGCTGATGTTTTGACTATAAACAGAAGTACTGCTGCAGGTGGATATATAGGTTTTCAAAATGATGGAACAAATAAATTCTTTATAGGCTCAAGAGCTACAGTATCTGGAGATGGTGGTACAGGTTATGATATTTATGCAGTAGGAGGAAATGATATTAGATTCTTTGCAGGAACATTAAAAACTTTAACACTTGATACTTCTGCTAATGCAACTTTTACAGGTGATTTAACTGCTAGAATTGGTAGTTTTAATTCTCCTGATCCATCATCTAGTATATTGATGAATTTAATATGTAATAATGGTAATAATGCTGCAACTTTTAGAACTACTGCAAGTGGGCATATATTTGAAATAAGGTCTCAAAATAGTGGAACAATAAAAATAGATTCTTCAAGCACAACTTTTACAGGTAATGTATCTTTAACAAGTGGTGCTTTGTCAATCACGGCCGATGGCTTAAATGCAGTTACTTTTACAGAAAGTGGAGCTGGTTTAATGACTATCGCTGCACCAGATGATATTGTTTTAGATAGTGGATCAGATATAATTTTAGATGCAGGTGGAGATGATATTAGATTACAAGTAAATGGAACTGAGTATGCTAAATTTGACAATGCAAGTAGTAATTTAAATATTACCTCATCAATACAAGATAAGGATATTAAATTTCACGGAAATGATGGTGGCTCAGGAATAACTGCCTTGACTTTAGATATGTCAGAGGGTGGAAACGCAACTTTTGCAGGTGATGTTACAGCAGGTATTGTAAGACAAAGTAGTGCTAATAATTTTGATAACATAATTGTTAAAGAGGGAAGTACAGGTACATTTACTTTTACAAGCACAGAATTAAATTCACAAATGGTTGATAATGTTAGTTATTTTATTTTTGTATCTGTCTATCGACCTACACTAGATATTACTAATGATGTAGGAAGTTTAATTTTACACGGAGTAATGCCCAGAGGTGGTGCAAGTATTTTTAGCACAATAAGCACTGTAAAAGGTTCTGGTATTTCAGTATTAACTGCTACAAACAGTAGTAATAGTTTAGTTATA